TCCATCTTCATCGAAGAAAGCTGAAACGTAAGTCTTGACGTTTTTAAACTCGACAGGGTTGCTGTTCCTATCAAAAACGGGTTCTTCTAAATAAAGCCCATATCCTAGACATTCAGCTTTCGCTCCGCTGTTTAGATCTGTATACTTTCCAGTTATCGTAGAACTCAAACTGATCGGAATTCGTATCCTCGATTTTTCATAATCGCTTCCGCCTGTAAAATAGAATTTTGAGGTTATTCCGCCTGTGCTAGTCGTGACAGATCTCGGAAAAACAGTGAATTCTGGAATTTCTCCTAGCGTAGAATCTAATTCGAAATTTAATCTGTTGAATCTAGAACCTGCAAATCTGGAATAAAAGACTACGGTGCCACCTTGAACTGCCGCATTAAAAAAGCGCTGCCCTTGCCCGTAGAAATTTAGAGCTGAAGCTATGGCTTTAGCAATATCAGCAGGCTGTCCCTGTCCATTAAAGAAGTATTGAAAACTCTTGCCTACAGAGTTAGGTCCTAAATTAGAATTGACGAGAGTTGCGTTACTCTCAATAGTAAGAGTAAAACCGCTTCCGTCATAAAAATTGATGGTATAGCCGATAGGAATTTCTCCTAAAATCTCCCAACTTACCGAAGACTTCGCCTTGCCTGGTAAGATAAGAGAATCGAAGAAGCCTTCTGAAGGAGTGTACCCAGAGAAAGCTGCTACGTCGACTTTAGTGTCAGAAAGTCTTATTGAATTAGGATTCCACTGTGATCCTTTTTTCAATGAATGAACCTCGCTGTTCTTGTTTTTTACCACGAAGAATGAGCTGATGTTATTTACATTCGAAGGAGTAGGGATACCTGTCGTAGTATTTACGCTTTCAGGTTGAAAATAAAGAACTACTCCGTTAGGATTGTCCATTGAAAAATAAGCTCTTTTCTCTAAAGCATCTTTTTCGGGAAGAGCAGGCGTTTGAGTCTTCTCTGAAGCAGCATTTATGTAAAACGATTCTCCATCTAATTTGAAGGTACCTTCTTGCACAAAATTTGCATACAGACCGAAATATCTGTTTATTGAAAAGTCTTCTGCGGTAGAATCAGAGAATAAAAACTCAAAATTGAGTAGATTTGCGACCATTACGCCGTTTCTTTCAAATCCACTGCTAACAAAGTACTCTTCTTCAATGATAGACTTGTCTCTACCAAAAAACTGCTTATATAGAATTTCTCCTTTTTCGACAAACCTACCGTCTGAATAAGAAATTCCACGGTATTGAGTCATCTGATCCGGCTGCAAACTGACAAAGAGAGGAGACTCCGGAAATGTCTGCTGAGATCTGTAGTTTCTAACGTACTTGCCTACATCACTGGAATCAGTGAGATCAAACGATTTTATCAGAGTACATGAATTGAAAACATTTTGAACGAAGTCCGTAGCCGTAGTAGCTGAGTCTAATCCAGCTAAAGGGTTGGTTTGACCTGCTAAATTAAAAGCAACTGGATCATCGATTCTGAAGACTAAAAAATAGTCTGGAATTTGCTCTTCTAACCAAAGAGGAGCTAAGATGCCTAAGTCTTCGGTATATGCTTCTGATGAGATTGCTTGAGTCCCCGAAGCATAGAACATTTCATATTGCAGATCATATGTCGGTAGAACCGCAGTGTCGTCACTCTGCTGATTGAGACCAAACGCTACTTCTTTCGGAGTTTTTCGAGTCGCGTAAAAACTAGCGACGTCTTTGTCGTAAGATGATTTGGGATCTACTGGGATCGCCTTGTAAATAGAGTTAGAAAGTACTGAATTCGCGTCAAAGGACTCCAAGAAAATCTTGCCCGAGCTGTTCACTACTAGCTTTACGTTAGTAGTCAATTTCGGATTAGTTCTAATCAGCTGAAAAGAAGCCTTGTCTAAGATAGCTCCAGCCATGCACGCCTTTTATTTCTTGATCTATATATTTCCCGTGCAGGGCAATGATCTTCTTATTGGAAATTCTGCGCAAATTGATCACGAACCGTGAAATCACCTTCTACGCCGTAGACTCCTCTGCCGAGTCCACCGCCACCACCACCACCTCCTACGCTAGGAGCGATAGTTCTGATAGTGTTCTGCAGATCATAAAGAGCACCGGTTACGTCCACTCTAGGGATGAGATCTAGATTAAGGTTGTCTGGTGAGTATTTAGCCGAGATTTCAATATCGAAAGAAAAGACGTCTCCACCTTTAACATAGATGTCAACACCCATTGCTTTGGTATATTTAAGATTTGTAGTTCTTCCTGTAGGATCTCCGCCAATGTTTCCTATCCCTGTCGTTCCAGATCCGAAATAGTCAGTCATTCTGTATTGGAAACTGACCGGTATTTTAATAGAAGCTGTGGTACCCGCAGTGATAACTTTAACAGATGTCTGAGACTTGCCGTTCACTACTATCGAATCATGTTTGTCAGTCGATAAGAACATGTAAGCTCCGCAGCTTCTCTTTCCAAGAAAATACTGATCATTGCTATCGAAGGCCATTTTAAGCCCTCTCTGATAATTGAAAGGAGCTAAGCCTGCTCCAGTATAAGAAGTACCACCACCACTTACGATTCCCAAAGAGCTATCAGTCAATGATGGGCTAGGAGTAATGTTAAAAGTTCCAGCAGTTCCCATTGCATTCATCTTTTCGTAAAGATATATTGACTGCTGCTTGCCTCTAGAATCACTGTCTATCAAAGGAATGAATTTTGAGTGTCTGAATAGAGGCATTGCCACTTTTCTACCTAGAGTAGTTGAGCTAGGTTGAACTGCTGTACATGCAGAAAATACGTCGATTGGCGTAGAATTGGCTCTAAGATCAGTTGAACTAGGGATTGTAGCACCGAGTCCTGATCCTGTACCGGTGTCATAAGTAGAAGTCTCATAGTAAGACTTGAGAGAATCTATACCTGCTGCGATGACCGGATGATTTACGTGTACTTCTAATACATCACCAGTTGCTGCTCCGCTGCCTGCATAACCACTGTCAGTTGTCGGCTTGAATGTAGAGCTTCCAGCATCCCAATAGAAGCCTCCGCCCCAGATGAACTGGGAAGAGTTTCCAGTAGTAGTGGCAGTGCTTCTAGTATAGAAGTTTTCTGCTCCATCCAATTTATCGATTCTCGTTCCAGTAGGGTCAGTATAAGAGTAGAAATCTTGTTCTGCCGCTATATCCTTGTATCTAGCGTAAAGGAACTGTCCTTTCACCTGACATGATTGGAAAGGAGAAAGAGAATCGACGTTTCCGTATTTGTTGTTGGCAGGAACGTCAGGGTTAGTTAAGAGAAGAGGGACGATATCGTATCTTCTCACCGTATTATAATCGCTATCAGATGAATTATAAGTATTGTAGTTGTCTAAGTAACTGTAAATTGAAGCAGGTATGTTGGCAGATATGCCGTTTGTCGGATTTTCTGATTCAACTACCTGTCTGTCGCTGCTTCCCCATACTCTAGAAACAAGTTCAAGAGGAGTTTGAGTAGCATTTTTAATGTTGATGAAGAACGTCTTAGTCACAATGGCTCCCTTCTTAACGGTAAGTCCATTAACAGCATCTGTGTAGTAGCCTGCAAAAAGAGAATTCTTCTGGTTTCTAGCTATCGGCGTTTCTACTCCATTCTCATCCAAGAAAGTAAGCTGAATTTCAGCTTTAACTCCTGTTATCTGCTGTTGTAGCTGAATGATGATATTCTGTAGTTCGTTGATCTTTGTAAAGAGATCGATAGGCTGCTGAGTGCTACTAGCCACAAAACCTGAAGCGATGACGGATGCATCATGAGCAAAATATCTTTCGCCTGAATAGAAAGAACTGGCCAAGTGAGTGTCTATCCCTTTTGCATTGATAGCCTCCTGTAATGTTACAGCAGCTACAGCATCTTGGTTCTGTTTGATGATGTCACTTAACGCATTGTTAGTGTTTATGTCCTCAGGAAAAGGAATAATCACGCTGTTAGAATAAGGAGAAGAAGCTGGATTGGATGGCCATCCTGCTTCAGAGATAGATTTAATTCTGATCTCTACTTGTTCACCTTTTTGAACCGGTATGTCTACCTGATTTATGTTGATGCTGTCAGCGTCTTGAGTAATGACTGGATCCCACTCATACTGCTCTGTGGCAGCGTTATAAGTCCTAGGCCTGATAGAGCTATAGACTTGGTTCCAGTTAGAATATGCTCCAGTCGTAGAGACTCCGTTATCCACGAAATCGAAAGTTTTGACAGGATTTGCTGCACCGTTCGTTGACAGATATCTGTATTCTAATAAGAATTGTACGACTTGTTGCGTTCCAGTTTCTGCAGAGACTCTAGGTTCAGGAATAGGGAAGAATCCTCTAATTCTGTATTTAGGGTCTGCTGAAATCAAACCAGTGTCTCTGACTCTTGCATCAATTTCTTTGACTAGAGAGTTATAGAGATCGGCTTTAGTGCTTCTCTGTTGAACTAATCCTAACAAGTTGTTTCTATCAGCATCTCTTTCTACGTTATTCTGATAGTTTTTTGTAGCAATTTCTGCTCTTTTCTGAGTAATAGCATTGTCAAGTTCTTTTAACTCAGAACTGAGACTAGTCTTTTGCTTGCTCAAATCTTCAATGTTCTTAACGATAGTTTGATCAGTAACCTGTTGGTTAATCTGTACTACCTGGAAATCAGTTTCGACTAGAGAAGGTGCGTTAGGTTGTAAACCTTGTGCACTTGTAGGAAACTTGTCTATCGATAAAGACATGATGTAACGACCGAAATCAATGACAGCATTCTTGTAATATGTAGACAGAGGAATTACGGTTCCGTCGCCCTGTGTGAAAAGAAGATCGTTAGTATAAAATGCAGTGCCTGGAGACCAGTTCACTGAAGGTATTCTAGAATTTGGATCTACGGGTTTGATGAAGACCATCATATACTCGTTGAATCCTACGTTGAGATCAACTGAAATTGTATCATCTGTCGTAGAATAGATCTTGAGAACGTTGGCTCCTATCGCTATTCCTTTGTTACCTTCAACAAGTTCCAAAGTAACGGCATTCGTGGATGTGTCAATGCTCTTGATCACGTATCTCGTATCAATCGGAGAACTGTTAACCACCAAACTATCACCTACCTTTAGCGTCAAAGAACCTGTAACGGTTAATGAAGCATCGCTGTAAGTCAGCTTGTTCAATATGAAAAGCTTAGTAGTCTGAGAGCTCTGAACGCTGTTTACGACTTGAGTCACGTTAGACGTGGTAATATCAACTACATCAAAATCTCCATAGTACTTGTTGATATTCGGAGGGAGATTGACCACGCTCTCGTCAGTAACATAAACGATTTGTTGATCATCTAATGCGGTGAGAGTAGTTGAATAATCTAAAGTGGTCGAACCCTTCAAATTTTCGTTGAAATAGTTCAACTTCTGAGGAGTATCTAAAGTCATGAAGACTCTTTCAACTACAGCTTCTTCAGTCTGATTAGGAACCTGCCCTGTCAGATCAAATGAGATGTAAAGTAGAGGAGTCAAAAAGTCATCAAAGAAATAGTTGTCTTTGACTTTGAACTGATTTACGCTAGGAATGCTTGTCAAATCTGGAGCTTCAGAAAGGAGACTCGAAAGAATGATCTTTCTAAAAGTTCCATCGCTGAGAAGCAAACTACTGTTACCTCCTACGTTGAAGTTAGTCAGAGTCTTTATGTTCTGATCCAACCTGTCAATCTCACTCTTCAGATAACCGAAGCTAGGGACTTGGATTTTTTTAGTATTTCCAAGCCCGTCAGTGAGATCCACTGAGACTGTCTGCGATGAGCTAGTGATTGCCTCGGTTATCTTCTCGTAAGCTGTTACGTTGTTATTGTACAGCCTCAAGAGTTGAGGTAGGATCGTTGATATTGAATTTTGACTGTTCGACATTTATTCTCGTATTATCGTAGTATATCTATTGCGAAAACATAGAGGTCAGCGTCCAAGCAGGTTACCTCAAAAATAGGTCTGCTCGATGATAAGTCAGAAGCGAAGATGTTACCCACCGTCACTCCGTAATTTCCAAAGCCTTTTCTGTTTACTGAATCTGTGAATATCTGAATGTTCCTTCCTGCCATATCTACTATGTTAGGAAATACCACTCTAGAAACTTGCCCTTTTAAGAAAGGAGCGCTGCTATCATCGATGAAGATCTTTAAGTCTCCGCCGGCTGAGCCTGTCGTGTAAACTCTACACATGTTAGTGTAAGGTTCTAAAAGATAGACTACACCGGGAGAAGATATTGAAATATCCAAAGGTGTTGCAGCTGTGATCAATGCGCCATTGAGGTCTGACGGAGCATCTATTGCATAAGTCTGGACCTTATTTGCGATTTTGATCTTATTAGGAACTGATTTATCAAGAACTATTCCGGGACCTTGATATAAGACATCCGTGTTATACTGGAGATTCACGCTAATGCTGCCGTTGACCAGCGCATTTAACTCCTTATTGATCTTATTAATCATGTCTAACAATGCCGTAGACGAACTGTAATTCATTCGTGCGTTCTGCAAGTTAGTCTCCAGAGTCTGGATCTTTCCGTTAATGTCTTGAACATTAGGAATCGTGGCTGCTCTGTTCTCCAAAGCCTGAACTCTAGTGTTCAGCTCTGTATATTTCAGCTGTTGAGATTCGAAGAATCTAACTGATTGTTGGAGCTCAGCCACAGCTTCTACGAATTGGCCAGTCGAGAAGTTGCTATATTCGTTGACTATTGAATTCACACCTACCGTAACCGAAGAAGCATCTATTCTAAGATTCAGCTTGAAACCGTAAGAGTTACCGTTCTCACCAGTTAGAGAGTTCGGTTTGAATTTCTGAAGTCTCTGAATGTAACCGCCTTCTGTAGTTGGAGTGATGTTATCTAAAAGAAGAATTCCGTAAAGATTAGTCGATTTGTTCAGCGGGTTGCTGACATCGTAGAGATCGTAATAGACTAAGACTGCATTGAATTCAAAGTTACCTGCCTGATCAGATCCGTTGAACTGCATGATAGTGTCCAAATTAGGATCTGCGACGATTGAAGCATAATCGTTAGCTTCAAAGTCTACACCGATTCCGTCTAAGTTAGTTCTTCTGTAAGCAACTCCGTTGAAACCGACTGGATTGTTATAGTCTGCCGGATATTTCTGGATGTCAGAATTGGTAGCATCAGTGAAAGAACTTGGCTGAGTAAAATAAGCATTGACCACAGTCTGTGGGTACGGATCATTCATCCAATCTGCGTCGGGATCAGTCCAATCGACTTGATCATCAACGTCATAGTATGCTCTGATGTCCAATCCTTCTGGATGGATTGTATCTATGCTTCTACCTAAAATGTATTCGCTATTTCCCTGAGCTATCATGTCAGGTTGGTAGTTAGCATCTGAAGTTGTTTGGAAAAGAACAGTAGGAGTGTTACCAACCTGAGTCGGTACGTAAATGTAAACTTCTGTGTAGCTATCTCCTCCTTTTTCTACGTTATTGATGACGTCTATGTCACCGATAAATTTAACCACTCTCTGATACTGGACCGCTCCGGTGCCAGCTGAGTCTTCTTCCACAAATCTAGGATTGAGAACTGTAGGGCTGACTTCGGCTGTAGTTGCATTTCTGAATCGGATAGCTCCTGTTTCCTTCAGCCATTTGAAAAATAGTCTTTCTGCGACTCCTTGCTTCAAAGAAGTGTCGTATTCTACGTCGTTAAGTATCAAGCTCTCGAAATTAAGAGCATAATTCTGGAGGCTTTGAGCAAAGTCTACGTTAGGGTCTCCTGTCAATCCACCGTTAACTATGCATCCATCAATTGTGTTGAACTGCATGTAGTTATTGTAGTCCCCAAAATCTGAGAACGGGAGAGAATTAAAATCAGGAAGATCCAGAAGAACATATTTAGAAAACACGAATCTCAGATTCGTGTTGTTAATAGTCTTCGAAAGGTCTTTCGCAGCAGAAGAGAACGTATAAAACGTTCCTCCTTGCACCTGTGGCGTCCTTATGAGTGGGGCTACTGCCATCTATTCTTTAGTTTATTGTTAGCTAGCTAGTGTGTATCCTAATCCACCGATCAAATACCAAACTGGATTATTTGATGCATCAGGAACACAAAGGAAGTGAGCAGTTTGACCGATTCCATCGAGAACTACCTTAGTCCAAGTTCCGGTGAGAACAAGCACTGTGCTTACGTCTGCGATGATGTCTACAGCTCCTGAAGTAGAATCATAGTAACAGAAGATGATCTCCTGTCCTATTTCTCCTTCAAATACTGTGACAGTTACCGGAGTTGAGCCGTTGTTAGAGACTCTTTCGATCGTGTAAGTCGGTACAGCTGATGATGAGCCGATGCTCTTCGTGTAAGATGGAGCTGTGGTGACTTCGTTGATCAAAGTAGAATCGACATTATCTCTGTAGAGATTACCTTGAAGATTCATGTTACCTTGAACTACAGGGTTGGCCGTGATGTTAAAGGCCGAGGTAGTCACCTGCAGTCTCGGGGAACTCAGACCGACAGTTAGAGTGTTAGTCGTGAGGCTCGTGAGATTCGTTAACGTGCCAGAAGAAGTGTTTAGATAGACCAAGACATCGTTTACAGCGTCCGCTAAGACGTTGAAGTTATCGTTGATCACTAACCTGGAACCTGCTAGTGAATCCGTTCCGAGGATTTCCGTTACTGAGATTGACATTTTTACTCGTTTTTAGTTTATTATGAGAAAATTCTTCACTGCTTCGTATTTGTTACCGTTCGTATCTTTCAGGTTGAGTCCTATTGAATACTCTCCTGGCATATCGAAAAGGTAAGCTAAATACCTCGCTGTAATATATTTATCATCGCCGAATTCTGAATTCGTGTTGTTACTGATTGACCAATTTGCTGTCATCGGGTCCTTTCCTCTAATGGCTGATAGATCGAAAGAAAATACCACGTGAGTGGAACGAGGTAGAGTGATCTGGTTATCTATCACTCTTGCAGAATTCCAATTTATCGAATAGTTTTTAGAAGTAGAAGTTCTTCCTATAGCTAATTCAGCAGTATTGCCGTACACGTCTGAAAAATCTCCAAAAGCTCCAAAATATCTAGAGACGCATTGAATGTACAAGATGTTATTGTAGTCGTCTTTGTCTCTGATAGGATTGTATGAGTACTTTGAGAATGTAGGATTTGTTGTACCGTTTAGCCACTGAGAGAGTTCTAAAAGACCACCGCCCAATTGAGGAATGCTTATGTTATGCGTACCTTCAGAATCTACCAAAGTCAAAACAGTATACGGAGAAGTTGGATTGTAGTAGATGATATTGAAAAACGCAGGCGTATCTCCAGCAACAACCGTCCCTTCCCACCAGTTATGCGCATTGTCCATCCATCTGGAGTTTTCTAAATTATCCCAGAAGAAAGGACCTACAAAGCTGTATTCGTCATTATCTCTGAATGTCGAGATATGAAAATTGGCAAAAGGGCTGTATTGGTTGTTCAAAGCATAATTTCCACGGTTGAACATTTCCCAACTGACTTCGAATTTTTCGAAAGGGTCGTTAGGGTGAAAAGGGAGATCCCAATAAGCTGCATATTCTGCTATCATAGGAGACTGTGCAGCTGGTTTTCCAGGGACTCTAAGTCTCTGAGGAACTTCTATCTTAGTGTTCCAAGTGTAGTAAGGTTCTCTGATAGCGTAAGTCCCCAAAATCTCCAAGTTTCTGGCTTTAACGATGACGTAATCTTCCTGTCTGCTCGTCGAAATGTTATTGTAATAATCGTAAAGTCTCATCTCTACGTCATAAGCTCCGATATAAGGTAAGAAAAGAGCTATTTGATCATAGTCTTTTATATTGCCTCTGAGAGAATAGAAGAAAGCTGGAGATTCATTAGTCTTAGGTTTGCTGACTATCCATTCTATCTCAGCTATGTTTCTGTATTCAATGTAGTTCCAACTGAATACCTGTGAACCGCTGCCAAAGGTGTCTAACTCATTCCAATAAGAATTCGAGTTATCCCATGTGGTGTCTTCAAAACTTGTGTTAATTAGAACTAACGGAGCTCCGACTGGAATGCCGGTATTATCTGGAAGCTGTTGAACTGTATTTAGATTAGGTGCATATCTGCTAAAATATGCTAGTAGCACGTTAGCCAGATCTCCGACGGTGAACTGTTTTCCGTCAGTAGGTCCGCCGAGCGGTCCGTTAGGGTTAGGGTATTTGTTAGTGAGATGCTCAACACCACCGATGCTTTGAGGGCTGAAACCGATATTGTAGCCACCTACTGTGAAAGGTTCTCCTCTAGGACCTACGAAGATATTCTGCGGTATGTCATAAGGTGTGTACTTTGCAAAATCTAAGTCGTCTATAGTCCTCAAATCTTGGAGAAAAATAGTCTTACCTGGACTCGTCTCGAATGACACACTGTAGCCGGTTATGACTGTATCAGTTCTGTTAGAACTAGGCTGAACTGTTATTAAGCTTTTCCCAAAAAAGTCGGCTTCTCCGACTATGTCGATGATCTTAGCATTTAAGGGTAGAAAATCTTTTTGAAGCTTTTGCTTTAGACCGTACAGTTTGATCAAGACTTCCTCTAAAGAATATGAAAAGGATTCTCTAGTGACAGGTAGATCGTACTCATCGTACTCGTCAGCGACGACTTCATTGATTCTATAGAATAAACCGAACTTGCCCGTCTTTCTTAAATTTCGGCTAGGAACGTTCACGTTCATGTCATTGAAGCGAGCGCTAGGTTTCAATAGTTCTATGGGAAGAGTCTGCACATATTTGCCAAAGTAAGCAGAATACGGGTCGACATCTCTCCAATACTCTTTCATGTAGATGTCATCATATCCGAAATACTTGATGGCCGTCAAAAGAGCTCTATAAGAACCGGTGTACGGGAAGATGTTGCTCCCTTCTAAGAGAGCTTCTTTCTTCTTCTCGTTCAAAAGTATTTGATTGTACAGAGGTTCTTTAACGTCGCTGTCTCTAAAAATCTGATAATCGCTATTATTGATAGCATAACCTAGATTTGAAGTCATGACGCTTAAACGAGGATCTTCACCTACGACTTCACCGTAGATCATCACCTCAGCGATCAAATTGCCGCTAGGTCTATCGATGAGAGAGAATGTTCTCTTATAGATGTTCTCGTTCGGAGATGAGAGAGCCACGTTAATCTGTAGAACGCCATTAGTGACTACAGAAGTGTGTAAGTTACCTTCGGTATCATAGTATTGATAAGGATCCCAGTCAGGTTTTACTGAAAGTTCGTCAGCCTTTTCTAAGAAAGGTGCTAAAGATTCAGAATCATAAGTGAAGAAAAAGATCTCACTAGGCAGATCATAATTCCAAACTGCAACCCAACCAGGTTCTCCAGTTGAAGAAGGCGCCTCAAGTTCATGAGGAAAAGCATATCTGACGACTCCTCTAGAATCATACATCTTCTGAACGACGAAGATCTGAGCAATCTCAAAAAGATCAGTTGATACTCTCGGAAGGTATATCGAACCATACCAGGCCTGAGCGGTCTCGTCGTAGGCAAAGTTTAAGTTGTTGCCCTGCTTATCGAAAAACAGTAGGTCTTGGTACCTCATCGTTTAGTTTATGTAGCGTGTGTCTTTATCGACGGTAAAATTATAGTAGACTCTGATCTTTTTCACTGTCTCAATGTACTCCACACAGATGTCATTTAGATATTTCAAGAAGTTTGATACCTTCAAGTTTCTTAAAAGATAAGGAGATACCGAATTAGCTAAAAGCTTTTCTCTGTAATCGTAGCCTTGCCACTTAATGTTATCTCTAAGAGTGTCTTGTGCTGCATAGAGACTTACACCTCCGTTATTCTCTTCATTTTGAGAAAGAGCGTCGAATTCGCTCAAACTGTCAACTGCCATCTATTCAATTTTTTATCCGCCTAGAACTGAAGAAGGGTTAGAATCGACCACTGTATTATTGGTAGTCAGTGTTCGGTTTCTTAGCTTCTCAAAATTCTGATTTTGTATCTGATTGTACAAGTCAGCTTTGATGCTCTCCTTAAAGAAGACGTTCAAAGACGAGAGCTTGTTATCGTCTGGGTATTCTTCGTAATAGTTATTGTTTCTGTCATACCAGTCTCCTCTGATCGCGACTATTTCATCGTCTACGATTTTAATGTCTCCAAAATCGTCTAATCCAAGACCTGGATCTTCACCTGGCGTCAAAGTTATTCTCTTTGTAGCAAGAAGAGCCTTTTGTTTCGTCACTGGATCGTAACCTTGGACTTCGACATCGTAATAACCGTTTCTAATAGCTGTCTCATTTTGCTCTGAAACGAAGAAGATATTCACCGAGTCTACGCCTGGTACTTGTTCTACGAGAGAAACTAAATCCGATCTAGGCACTCTGTCTCTTCTCTTCACGTTTAAGAAGTACTCATTTAATCTAGATCTAATAAGACTTCTAATCTGAGATTTATCTGCATTATCGAAGAATCTAAGAACTACGTTGATAGCGTATTTTCTAACGTCTATGTCAACTATTCTATTCTCAGCTGTTATTAACATTTGACCGCTGTTGTCTAGAAGTTCATAGACCCTTGTCTTTTCAGTTTCAGTAAGAGTAAATTCGTCCAAAGGAAGAGTGAAATAATCTAGATCTGACGTCAACTTTGCCTTTATGTCAGGTATTAAAACCAAATAGACTATATTGTCATCATCTATATACTGGTCGTCCTTCGTGTTGTACGCGTTTACAAAAGAAAAGAAACCATATTTCTTCAGAAAATAGATGTAAGCGTCAGGATTCGCTAGGACAAAAGATTTACTAGCATGCGGAGCAATGATTCTAGTGAAGTCTGGATTCTCCGGGGCAGAACCGAAATCTGGCGGCAGAGAAACGAAAATTTGGAAAGCATCGTTCAAATTGACGGTGTTTCCGAATTCATCCGAACCTTCAGTGATGAAAGTAAATGTCGCTCCAGCATTGCCTTGAAGATTACCGATAGGACCGCGAGAAATCATGTATTCTACTTCTATCAAACTACCAGCAGGTGGCTTTCTTCCAAAATTACCGTTTCCGAAATAGACGTCTATGCCTCCACTGATTCCAGTTTTGACTAGGCATCCTCTTTCTTCAGGGCCCATGTCATAGAGAGAATCATATACAGAATACTCGACACCGTTGACTCTTACTCTGGTATAAAAATGATCAGTTGGGTTGTTGGTGATGATAGAGAAGCTCTGCATAGAAGTACCTAAGCCTGTGAAGCTTTGAGTCTCTATCGAACCTTCTTTGATGGTAAAGTAAAAAGTCTCTTGGCTTGTTTTGTCAATTCTTTTTTCTGATGAATCCAAAAACATCATGTAGATCAAGCTGTTATCGAGACACTGTAATTCTGTTTTGTCTCTGATGACTATGTAATTTCCTTGAATTCCTTGTGCGGCATCAGTCTTGGGTACTAATGCTATTTTACCGATAGCTGATATTGCTCGGGTTGGATTGTGACCCGTAAGTCTTGAGAGACCGTAGATAGAAGCCACGTTCTTTGCAGTAGCAAAGTTAAGTTCAGATATTGCGCTCTCGATGTAATAGAAGATTAACTCGCCTATGTTCGAAAGAACAGTAAGAAGCTGACCATAAGGTGAAGCCGGTGTGAAGGCGTTCTTGGTCTGCCCATAGACTTTCGTCATATAGTTGTAGGCTTGAGTATAGATCCTCAGGGCCGTGATTGCATTTTTACTTAAGAATCCCATTCTCTTTTTCTAATTTAGAATACCACAGTCAGCGCTGGAGCTCCGCTTATATTTATGTTGACCTCAGCCAAATCTCTAGATTCTCCTTCATAAAATGCCACTGACACATCCACCGGATACGTCGTGACTAGAGGAAGAAACAGACCTATTTGAGTTCTAATAGTGCTCTCGATCGCTATAGTGTTGAAAGTCAGATCAAAAATGTAGTCTTCTAGGTTCAGCCCGAAATCTTGAACTCCCATTACTCTAGACTTCGGAGTAGTCAAAAGACACTCTAGCTGTTGTAACAGAATACTGATGTCATCGTTCAGCTCCAGAGTTGTATCTGAATAACCGATCGAATCTATAGGCTTACAATAGATGTCTGACATTCTCTTCTAATTTGTATATTTATATCGTTAGATTATTGTAATACATTCAGATCGTGTGATAGCTAGGCTATTCCCTTTTTCTGAATCTCTTTAGCTCTGTTCCAAAGCTTCTTGATCATAGCAGTGTCGCTGATTTCTCTGCTTTTCATGAAATCCTCAGTCTTTTCAGGTGACTTTGGCAGTTCATTTCCATAGTAGTCAATCATGTCTACCGCTAAAAGATCTATCTTTTCTTTCTCAGATGCTTCGTTCAAGAAATTGTCAAAAGATTGTAGTTGCATAGTTTAAATTTTAGTCTGTGAAGAAGTAGTCTGTTCCTTCGTCTTCTTTGATTTCTGTTTCTATTTCTTTCAATTCATCAACGCCTTCAGATTTGATATCGGCATAGTTGATTTGAATGTTACCGGGTAGATTGAAAGTGAATGTCCCTAAAATTCTACCTAGCTGCTTTTTCACCTGTGCCACGACGTATCTGATGAAGATCTCGTCGCTGAAGAGAGCACAATCGCTGATTTTTTCGTAGATGAGGAAAATCACGTTGTTTGTAGGGAGTTCTCCCATGAATCTGAATTTCTTGTTCAGATAATTATAGTTATAGGAAATCATCCCTTGCAAGTTCATTCTCGCGATGTCGATGAAATAAGCATTGATAACATAGAACATCATCTGTTCTGAACCGATACCTGCACCGTAAACGTTATTATAGATGAACTTATCAAGAGCAAAATCCGGATCCAATCCTACAAAGCTCATACCTCCGAATCCACCGTCTTCTCCAGCCCAGCCTGATATCTGATAAACCGAATTGACTGCCCATACAGAATCAGGCATCGTAATCTCTCCAGTCTTTTTGAAAGTTTCAGTGTTAAATGTGGAAGCCTTGATAGCATAGTACTTCTCTTGAACAGAGTATTCGTAATGCTTATAAAACCACATTTTAGCGTTGTTAATGATACGTATCACCTCTTCTTTAGGAATAGTGAAAGGTATCTGGCAGAAAGACGTGATCTCCTGCTGTACCTGAGCAACCAGGCTATCATAACACGCTTTCTGTTCTGCTGTCATTGCCATTCTTTACGCTATTTTTTCAAATGAAATTATTTCTGTCATGTCTGATATCTTAGCCTGGCGAGTTACCACCTTTCCAGATATCAATCTGCCTCCATCCATTTTTCCAGAAATGATAGAAGAAAATCCCATCACATCGCAGTCAATCAGAGAGCTGTTACTATTTAGATAACTTTGATCGAAGAAGGAATCTCTCGCTGTGCTCTTATTGAAAAGGTTTGACATGTAGATATCAGAGTTTTCAATCATACAGCTGAAGAGGTCACAGTTAGAAATGTTACCGTTGATCTTGCTGTCAAATATATCTATGCCTTCGAAGAGATAAGCATTCTCAATGGTGGTATCTTTAATCTGAAGCTTGCCCTGATTGCTGTCATAGTTCAAAAGACCTCTGGTCATTCTAGTCTCAGATAACAGCTTGAAAACTCTATCTCTGATATAAGGATAGAGAGTGCCTACTATCTGACGATTAGTCGTTAGATCTGTCAATAGAGTAATCTCAGGAAATTCTTTAACGAAGGCTTCTATAGAAGAATACGAGTTGATGATCTTCTGATTGCTTTCTAGAATTTCTTCTAGACTTTTCTTCTCTTCTTCAGTCAGTCCCGGATTAGTAATACAGTGTCTTAGACAGTCTATTGATAGATCGATGACCTGCCAGTTCTTATCGAACTTGCTTTCATAGTCAGTACCGCCCAGATATCTAAATCGAAGAGATCCTGTATCCAAAGACGTGAAGTCGATACCGTAGTATTTTCTAAGAGGAAACGTGAAGCTGTTACTGCTCAGGCTTGACGGAGTATCAATGTAAAATTTGCTGCTCGGGTAGATGTTCTTGATAGACTTTGATCTAGGAAATCTCTTTCTCTCTGGAAATAGCCCGTAAACGGCTGATTCGGGATAGTGTAGTATCATCTTAAGAATGTTCAATCTCGACACGTTAGGAGTTCCTAAGATGCCAAAATCTTTGAACATAATGCTGAAATTGAAATCACAATCCCACAGTGTCTTGCCTTTTCTTTGAATCCATTCAAAGACTTTTTGAGTCAAGAGACGAGCCTCAGAGTAAGGTAAGAAGCCAGAGCTGAGCCTGTACTTCTTGCTATGCATCTGCTCTAATTTGAGAAAATCAAAGTCTGGAAGCACCGGTTCCATCAAAACGTCTGCTTTGAGAACTTTTCTGCTCGTCGCCGAGGCCAACTGCATTCTCACCGACGTCTCTAATTCTTTAGAATAGAAATCCATTTCTAAAGAGATCATGCTAGTATATCGATCTTGTACGAACATTGCACATTTTGGTTGTTCTATTTATCCAAAAGAAAAAGGGAGAAGATCGAACCTTCTCCCTCTTGTCTTTCAAGGACATTTTGTCCTATCGATTAAGCTTTTCGAAGAACTATCTTCCTAGAAGCCTGTTCGATTTTACTAATGATAACTTCTACGTCCTCACCTTCTTTGAAGTCAGAGTCTTTAGGGAGTTGAGAAGAATGCATCAATCCAGAAATACCTTTTTCGATCTCTACAAAGACGCCATAGTTAGTGATTTTGACAACCTGTCCTATGACGAGCTGCTCTGGAGAAAATCTGTTCTGGATGTCATCCCATGGAGAGACTTCTTTTTCTTTCTCAGTCAAAAGTATTTTGCTGTCTGAGATGATCTGTTTAATTCTGAATTCTACAGATCGACCTGGTTTGATCAAACCAGCTTTGAAGTCTTCTTCGCTCTTCTCTATTTCAACTACTGGAATTAGACCGGTTAAACAATCTTCAAATTCTACGAAGATACCAGCACCGCTGGTTCCTGTCACGAAACCTGTTCTCCAAGAATCTATCGTCTCTGTTACTTTTTCGATCTTAGAAGGGATCATCGTCTTCAGATAGTCTCGGTGAGAAACTACAGGGATGTCTCTTTCTTTCGAATAGTTGACAGGCACTACGATGATCTCTTTACCTAAGAGACTTGCGAAGTCTACAAGCTTGTTCATTCCGGCTAAAGAACCAGGCATGAAACATTTGATCACATCAATCTCTACGAAGTAACCTCCGTGGATGAGTTCGGTGACTTTGGCTCTGTAACCTACTTTTTGACCGATAGAATCTACGATCTCTTGCATCTTACGCTTGTTGATAGCATCAGTGAAGCTCGCTTCGTAGTTACCGTTATGGCCGAATTTTAATTTAACTGGAATGTGATCGCCTACTCTGAGATCTTCTAAACCTCTCTCTTTTCTCATGTTCATGTAAGCGTCTTGCTTACCGTCCAAGCTGAGAATCACATGATCAGGTCTCAT